GCACGGCCGTAAGATTTAGCCGCTGCGATTGCTTGCTCTTTCATTGTCTAGCTCCATTACTGCCCTTAGGGTTTGTTTACTGTAAACCTAAACTCGAGATTAACGCTTTAGCCTTTGCAGCTGATACCTCTACCTCAAAATGCATATCGTCCGGACGACTCTTAAAGTCGCCGCCCCACTTAAGACCGTACTTTTTAGCGAGCGCACGGATCATTGGTACTTTTTCAGCTGGGAAAGTGTCGTATTTTCCTAGTGGATGCTTAGTAGCGTTTAGATCGATGGCCGTCCCGGATGAGTGGCACGATAATTTTGTAGGGTTGCCTCTTACCATCCTGTACGCATATGCCCAGTCGTCAAACGTACCCTCATCGATTGGTTCGATCAGCTCGTGAAATTCGGCCGCAAAAGCTGCGAGTAATGGCCCCACGCTCTCAGCACATCGCAGCTTACGATCCGTACCCTTTACCGGGTAGGACTTTATCTTTATGGCATCCGGATCTTTAGAGGCCGGGTAGCCGTTGTAACTTGTCTCCATTACAAGCCAAGAACTGCTTTTAGATCATCTACCGATAAACCTACACTTGCTAATTTTTGCTCAGTAGTTGGCTCTAAAGCCGTTACAGTGCCATTGTGTGCCGCAATAATCGGCGTAGCTTTAGATTTATCCGACTCTGCAATATCTAAAAGTAGCGCTCCATTACCATCTATAACTACGCTATCGGGATCGTAGGAAATTACTACACCAGCGGCGTTTAATTCCTCGCGTAATTCTTTGCCGTTAAGATTTAGTGGCTTTGTAAATAAAATCATTATTATGCTCCAATTCTGTACATACCGAACAAACCATACTGATTAGTAGATAAATTCTGGTTTGATCCTGTGTTCTGATAGACCAAAACTTCTACATAATCTGCAACGGCTAAAGTTACGAGAGAAGTAAAAGCCACTGAAACCGCTTCACCTGAATTCAATTTTGTTACAAAACGATTTTTGTCTGATCCGTTGATTTGTAACTTGGCAACTAAATCACCGCCTGCAGTCGGACTTACATAAATGTTAGTCACAATGGCATACTCTCCAGCCATAGAAGCGGGAACGGTTAAACGACCTGTATTGGTTGCAGTGCTATGGAAAGCATCGGTATCAAAATACTCAGAATTAAATGTCGCTGTTGTGTATGAACCTGAAGCAATACTTTGATCTGTTGAGTTATAAACTGCAACACCTTGCGCCGTTGGTGTGCTTGATACAGTAGCCCACGCCAATCCAGTCGCAGCAGTTGAATCAGCTGTCAAAACTTGTCCGTTCGTACCGACTGCTAAGCGAGCAGGTGTGTCTGCTGCTGTCGCACCAATAAGATCGCCCTTAGCATCAACGATAGTATTTTGGATCGCGTTGCTGTCATCTTGTGCGACCCAGCTAAAGTCCATATCCGTACCGGATGCTTTAGCAAGTACCTGTCCGGTAGTGCCGCCCTTAAGATCTACCAAACTTGCATCGATAGAGTCTCCAAGGGCCTCAATAGCCGTAGCTCCATCTTTGACTAAGTCAGTCGATGTAGGTACAGGCCAGTTAAAATTAGGGGTAACTGTTGCCATTATGTCAAACCTCCAAATGCGTTTTCCCACTCAAGTGTAGCGTTTACACCTGTCCAAATTAGGCTAGGCGGGCTTACTGTGTCCCATTGTGGCGCGACCAATGAGAAATCTGTAGGGCTCAAAGTGAGCGTTATGTCTACGAATTGAGGCGTAGCCCTGATAGCAAAGCCTTCTAAAAAGCCGTTAAAAGATCCGTTAAACATATTGATAGGTAGATCGCTAATAACAATAGGCTCACCAAAAAATACATTTATCAGCTTGTTTCGCTCAGCATCCGGTAAGTCTGAGTTATCTAGTCTGAAAGTAATGGCCTGCAGTTGCTCACGTGGGATAGCCCGGAGCCCTAGCTCGCGATCCATTACATCGTTTACATCGCTTAAGTTATGCAGGTTAGAGCTTACGCTGCGCTGATAGCGGCCATAGTTAGCGATCGAGTCAGCATCTAAAGCAGTTGCCTGATTATTGTAATTATTACCATAGTTAAATACGAGCGAGTTACGGATCTTGCCTATCTGTAAAATTGACTTAACGCTCGACGGGATAGCGTAATTAGCCGAAATAGTCGTATAGCCGTTAGCCGATAGGTAAGCCGTACGATGATCGGCATCGGCGTAACAGACTCGCCCAGCCTTGTCCTCATACATATTACCGAGCGCGCTTTGTGCGATCTGCGCGCATAGGTTATAGCTACTAAACGGATCAGCTGAGCGAGAAATCATCTCGTAGAGGCCCGGCTGGTCGATCTCGCCAAGGCCCACGTTTTCAGCGTTAGCCCACGTAGTCGTAGGGTCGTAGTCCTGCCATTGTAAAGCCGGTGCTACCTCAAACCAGCTATTAATAAGTAGCTCGTTAAGGATGTCGAAAATCTGATTGCCATCCTCAGTTTTAGGCAAAGCATCCGGGAACAGGGCTTTAGTCAATTTAGCCAAGGATCCTACGGCTAAAATATTACCGATTGTTATAAAGCCTACTTCCTCAGGCGAGCGTACCGAAATACCAAAATCGGATACCGTACCGCCAAAAACAGGCACGTACGTACCGGAGCTATTCTTTAGCTCTAGGGTAAGGCTATCGGTAACGTCAATATCAAAGGCTGAGTTATTTATATTTACAATCTCCATACGAGCGTAGCCTGCGTTGCATTGTAGGTCTACGTCATCTCGACCAGTTGCCATATTTACGCTTAGCACGTTTGTATACTCAGTCGTGCCTACGATTATTTTCCACTCTGGGAGCCAAGTACTCATACCGCTATGTAATTTCCTGATCCGCGATTTGTCGAAGTGCCGCGGTAGCTTGATTGGTTAAGTACATCCTCGACGGCACGAGCGATAGCCTCAGGATCTCCCAAGCCTGCCTCGATCTTTACGTTAATCGTCGTAGCATATTGACCTAGCGGCCCACTCATTAAAGCTGCCTCATCGGCTGCACTTTGTAAATCTAAAAGATCTGCAAAAGCGTTAGCTCGTGCTGAGGCTGCATCCGCATATTCTAGTAAAGCATCTATAGAGGCACTTGCGCCTAATTCTTTAGAAATAGGAGCTATAAAATCGCCGGAAGGAATACCGCTACCGCCTCCGCTACCGCCGCCTGCTTTGCCTAAGAGGTTTAGGTATTCTTGTAAAGCCTTAAGGCGAGCCGCATCGGCCGCAGCTTGAGCCTTGGCGACTCGATCGATCATCGATAGCTCGGCTTGCTCTCGTAGTAATACCTGAGTCTTTAAGGCGCTCGTCGTATTACTTTGTGATGCCAAACGCGCTATCTCTGTTAATTGGATCTGTACGCGCTCGCTGTATTGCTCTTTAGCTGCTAATTGGCCAGCGGCAGTAATGGCGGCGTTATATTTCTTAAACGCTTCCTCCCGGGCTATCTCTTTATCAGCCTCAGCCATTTTAGATTTATTAATAGCTGTAAGCTCGTTGAGTAGCTGCGTGTTAATTGAGAGTAGCGTTGCATCGCTGATCTCTTTTATGCCTGCTAACTTTGCTAAGTCTGCGTTTTTTTGCAGCGCGGCTAGTTCGCCTATTTTCTTTAGCGCTAAATCGCCATTTTCATCCTCGATAGCGATAAGGGCCTCAAGGCGCAAGCGTGTCTCTTTGTCATAGGTAGCCTTAAGAGCTGCAGCTAGTGAGACACGAGTAGTATCAAAAACAGCGGCAGCCTTAGATAAGGCTATTTTATTTTTTTCTGCTATAGCTTGTTTTCTTTGTAATGCTAATAACTCTTTAGCTCGCTTAGCGGCATCGGCTTCGGCCTTGGCTCGTGCCTTGGCATCGGCTCTTTGTGTGTCTTGATTGCCAGCTGATAGCGATCGATTGCCAAACCCTCCGGGAATTTTTCCAGCGTTAAGTCCGTAATACTGTTGCAGGTATTCGCCAGCCTTAAGCCCTATTGTTACATCGATGAGGCCAGCTATAACGCTACTGAGTTTATCGATCTTGCTAATTGTGTCGTCTATTGTCTCACCGCCGGATAGAGCAGTAAGCGCATTGACTAAAGATTTACCGATCTTTTCGCTAGCGTTCTCGGAGGCTATGGCGAGTTTATTCATAGAGCCGACATAGCTATCGGCGGCTACCTTGGCTTGGCCTGCGAATAATACCTGTAAGCGCTTTTGTACTTCCTCAAAGTTAGTAGAGGCTAACTCGGCTTGAGTAAGGCCTAGGTTAAGAGAGCGTAAGCCCTTAAAATTGCCTACGTATGCTTGGCTTAATATTTCGCTAGTTTTGGCTAAATCGGTTCCCGTGCCTGCCGATACATCCATAGCAAGGTTGAGTAATTCTTGGCTTTTAGTTACTGAGCCTGTCACCTGTAGCAGCTTAAGCATCGACGGCTGTAGCAAGTTTCTATTTACGCCCGTGGCCGCTTCGATCTTATCTATGTATCGATCGATTTCCGGCGTAGCAAAAGCCAAGCCGAGGTTACGTACAGCTGTAGTTAATTGGGCTACTTCTAGTTGCTGATCTGCAAAAGCATTAACGGCATTTTTACCGTACTGCGCTAGAGCGGCAGCTGAAAAGGTAAGCCCGAAAGCCTTGGCTAAATTCTTTACGTTTTTCTCAAAGCCGCTTATCTGTTTTTGGCCTTTTGCTAAAGCCTTACCGTCAAAGGTAGTAACGGCATTGACGAATAAATCGGGTAACTTGGCCATTATGCCGCCTTTGCGTAACGGCCCTGATTAAAGCCAGCGATAGTTTTTTCAATAGCTCTTACTACGGCAGCTTGAGCCTTGCCTTGATCCTCCGACCAAGCTCTAAAAATCATACGGCCACGGCTTGCCCCATCGCCATACAAAGGCCCCATACGGCTAATAAAGTTAGCGCCTGCGCCTGGGTTATTAGATCGGCTTTTAGGATCTCCGCCCGGGTTTTTACGTCCGGCAGTCTCGTAAATAGCGCCGCTTGCTGAGGCGTTAGCCACGATATACATCGACGACCAGCCGTTACGGTTGCGCTTGCTAGGCGAGGCTGAGTAGTACACGCCTTTACTAGCTAGAGCTGCATCGTATAGTGGGAACATACGTACGCGGCCTTCGGTGTTAAGGGTTCTAAAAGCCGAGTTACGAGCTGTAATCTTTCGGCCCTTAGTCCCCTCGTTCCAGTTATACAGGTTGCCCGGTACTGGAGACGGCGCGTATCCCCTAGCCTTGTCCCGGATGGGGATCATCACGCCTTTAATCTCTTTATTCATCTCTTTTAATAGTTCAGGATCTATTTTACGCATAGCCTTAAGAGTCTCTTTAACGCCGTCTAGTGTTACGGACATTTTTAACCTCCTCGGCTTGCTCGTTTAATACCTTTACTAACATCTTAAACATCTCTGTATCGAGAT